GGGAATCCGTGTTCTCGTAAATGTCGGACGATCAGCGTTTCAAACGCTGTCCCCTTCTGTTTTTGCTTGCTCATCAGCTCGCTCCATCGGGAATCGCCGTGCGCGTCGAGGTTTGCAGGTGTGCATCGGCACACCGTTCAACGGCACGTGGGTTATTATGGTTTGCTCGCAGATGCGGCACAACCATTTTACCTCATGGAGTTCAGAAAGGTTCTTCATCTTCCACAACATCGGCGTTGAGCAGGGTTTTTGCGTTTGAAATGTTGCTGTCGGATTCGTGAGCAGCCCAACGAAGTGAGATTGACACGTCGTCTGCGATGATTTCGACGCGTTGCTTCTTCACACCGTCTTTGCCGGTGTAGTCGCTTTTGTCGAGGCGACCGGTGACGATGACACGCGATCCCTTTTTGACGGAGGCCGCAACGTTTTCGGCTTGCTCTTTGAAGACGACGACATCATGCCAAACGGTTTTCTTGTTGTCGTCTTTGCCGGTGGTGTCGGCAACAGAGAATTTGACGACGGCGGTTCCGTTTGCCGAATATTTGAGTTCGGGGTCGCGGCCGACGTTTCCTGAGACGGTGATGGTGTTCATGCTTTCATCATTTCTTTGAAGGCGACACGAAGTTTGGTCATGTCGTTGACGGTTACTTTGCCGTGCAGGTCTACGCCTGCTCGATCTGCTACTTGGTCGTGGTCAAGGTTTGCGTCGGCGCAGGCGCGTGCGAACTTGCCGAGAACTTCGGGATCAACCGGCGTGTTGTCTTCGACGAGTTGGGCGACGGCTTTCGCTTTGGCCGGCTTCTTGACGGGTGCGACAGGCTTTGAGCCGAGGTCTTCCCACTCCTGCTTTGTCCAAAGTGCGAGCGAGATACCGAATCGCATGGCTGCGTTGCGGAGGAAATCTCCGACGAGTTCTTTGTCAAGTTCGGCTTTGTCGGCGCGTACTGATCCGACTCCGAGCATCGGCTTGCCGTGAACGGTCAGTCTGGCCCACATGGTTGCCATCCCGTTTTCGACGTGGACGTGGGGGCGGCCGTTCACCCATCCGCACGGCTCCCACGACCACATGGGGTCGATCTCAATGAGGATGCGGGTGATGTCGGCGTGTCCTACGAAGTCAAGTTGCATCCCGCCTTTGGGGAGTTTGCCGACGATCTTCGGGTCGGGGACAGCGTATTTGGTGAGTACCTCTGCGAGCTGTTTAGTGGTGTCCATCACTTGCCTCCTGTCAACTGTGAAGTCCAGATGCGAACCGGGCGGGCGTGGCAAGCCGGCCGTTCCGATGATACGAAGCGGTCGGTGGGGGCGATCAGACCCATGCTTTCGGCACGCTTCATCGCGCCTCCGAGTGCGCGTCCGTCATGGTTCAATTTCAGTTTGTTGTCGCTGAAGTATTCCCAGATGTCGTCGGTGGTGAATTCGTCTTCGGTTTCTGCGAGGACGACGATGGCTTGGAACGCGTTGTCGCGGAACTTGAGTGCGCTGTTGTTCCAGCCGCGCTCGATCGCTTCGTGACTAAGCGTTTTCGCTAAGTGCTTGTTTCTCATTATCTCTCTCCCTTGCTTTGTTTGTTTTTCTTGATTTTCCTGCGGAATCTTCTCATTACATTGTTGAGACGGATGTGGGAATACTCTGCATCATGGACGAGAAGCCAGATCACTTCGGTGTCGTAAGGTATCAAACCAAACACCATGTCGCGTGCAGCTTTTGTGAGTTCGTTCTGCCCGAATTCGTCCCATTCGTCAATATCAAAGTCCGGCCAATCAAAGTTGTACGGGCTGTTCATCTCTCTCCCTTGAACCGCATGACGCGGATCGTTGTTGTGTTTTCATACTGACTGTACAAGTCAGGGTGGTCGCTTGTAAAGGCTTTCTTGTCGAAACCTTTTCTGTTCTGCGATTTCCATGTGACGGCCGGTTGACCGTTGATGACCCCGGTGTGGGCATCCTTCATCAGCTGTGCGATGGTTGCCTTCAGCGTGTCTTCTTCTGTGTCCAACAGTTTCTTGGCGGCCTGCACCTCGATGATGCGACGCACCAGTTCGGCGTGTTCGGTGAGGTCGGTGGTGTCGCCGTCTGCGTTAGGGAACCGTTCAGAGATTTCGTTGTAGGTGGCCGGCCATTCGGCGGGGATCGTCCCGAGGTTCACATACCAAAGGAAGTCTTTGACGGCTTCCATGTGTTCGGCTTTCTCGTCGCCAGTCACCTTCTGGCGGTGGACGTGAAGATCGAGGGTGCTGTCAAAGATGCCCCAAACGATTTCGTCTACGTCGCAGCAGATCGCTTGTTGTACGCCTTGCCAATACCAGTAGGCGGGCAGTACGCCGTCCCATTCCCGGTTATACGTTTTGATTTCTGCAACCACGTTCGGTTCTTCGCAACCGTCCAAATAACTTTCGTAGTCGATCCCGTCGATGGTTGCGATGAGCGGGCAGGTTTCCCAATCCAACGCGTACATGAAGTTGGGTGTGATGAACTTTGTGCCGATCTCGTCACCGAGCCAGTCGAGCAACACCCATTCGAGACGGTTGCCTCGATCCATCGCACGACTGGTTTCTTTGACGGTCGGTGTGTCAGCAAGCTTCTCTGTTGCGAGCGCATATTTGCTGATGAAGCGATGCTGGTCGTGAACTGCTGCTGCTTCTGATGCGGCGATACGGATGTTTCCTGCGTCGTCGCGGTGTCGCAACTTCAGCCATTCGAGGCTTCCGTGGTCGGGTTTGGGTATGAGTCGGTTGAACATTCTCTCTCCTTTGTTTTGAGACTGATCTCACCCTAGCGAAAGGGTGTGGCAGAGTCAATCCAATTCTTCAAACCAGTTCACCGGAAGGTGCGTGGCCAGCGAATACACCCTGACAATGCACTCCATCGGAATGTGGTTGATGTCGGAAACGACTTCGGGTTGATCTGCGTCGTTCATCACAGTTGACACAAGTGTCAAATATCCTTCTTTGCATTTCGGCCACACCCAACCGACCGTCAACGGCATCACGGTTTCGGGTGTGTAATCGTTTGTGAGCGTCCAGCTGTGTTCCCCGCCTTGATGTGCGTCCCGCCATTGGACGACGACCATCGCCCATGTCGGATCGTTTTCGTCGTAGACCTCACTCATCGAGTCCCTCCGGGGCGGGATGTCCGTGTTGCCCACATTCGGGGCATCGTCTTCCTGCGGATTCTGGCCAGTATTCATCGCATCGTTTACAGTACAGGAGGTTGTCGCTCACCCGAATAGTGTACCCCGCCACAGGCATCGGCCGCTGTGGATCGGTACTTGCTCATACCAAAAGTCGCCGTCTCCCGGCTGGTAGGTGACGACCGCGAACCCTTGTTGCCAGTCTTCGACCACGGTGAGTGGCCGGCCGTCTAGGTCAATGCCACCTTTGGTGGATGGGACTGCCCCATCGGTGCGGGCTAACGTCCCCGGAGATGCCGCCATGATCGTTTTTGCACCATCCCAATCTTCACGTGACCGTTCTGCCCATTCACGCCTGTGGATGTGACCATAGATGACGGAGGTTTTGGATGAAGCAAGATATGAGTGAGCGGTGCTTCCGTTGCTCCGTACTTTATCGCCGTGGATGACACGGAGCCTCTGGTTGATCCAGAAGCTCGACGCGGGGTAGCCAGCCAGATACCTAATCCGATACTCGTTGAAACGACAAAGGTAAGGAATAGAAAGAACCGGCCAATCATCCGGTGTATTACCTTTTCTAAGTCCGAACGCTGCTTTTGCGTTGTCCAATACATAGTTCACCAGTCTTTCTTCGTGGTTTCCGGCGATCCATACGATGTCTGCATTGGGGGCGCAGAGTCGTAGGGTTGCTGCGAATGTGGTCGCTCGATCGATCGAGGCTTGTGTGGTTTGTTGGAACGCTGGGGAGAGCCGATATTTGCCGAGTTCGGGGAGGTCAAGGTTGTCTCCGACGAGGACGACGACATCGGGTTGGATGCGAGTGATAACGGCGAGTGCTGTCTCGATCGCTTTCTCATCGTGCGTACATTCGAAACCGCCCGTGATGTCACGGTAGTAGCCGAATTGGATGTCGGGCAGAATGACTGCGGTTTCGTAGCCTTCTGGTTTGGCGATGGGTTTCGGCAGTTTGATTGATCCGAGGGTTTCTTTGCCTCGTTCAATGACTGGCCATTGGGGGCCGGTTTCCCATGATGGGGAGAATTGGACTCCCATCAGATCATGGATTTCTGCTTCGCCTTCGTCGTTCTTGGTGAGCGACTGGTAGATCGACACCCGGTTCACGCGACCGATTTCGTCTACAGAGATGCCTTGCCGGTCAAGTAGGTCAGCGAGTTTGCCGAGCGTGTCTTTGCGGTTCGGGGGCGGGCCTGCTGTCAGATCGTCAGAGAGAGTCACACGAACACCTTTGGTTGATGTGTCGGCCAATAGATTTTGCGTTGACCTTGTAGCCGTTCTCGTTGAGTTTAGTAGACAGCCATGCGGCGGTGTACGGATTCTGCCCGTTTTTACGGGACATTAGATCGGCGGTCTGAATCTTCACCATCGTGTCGTATAAAGCTGCTCGATCTTCGTTGCTCAAAGTTTCGTACAGTAGAGCGATCGGACATCTAGCGCGGGGCGCAGGTTTGTCGGGTATCCCTAACGATTTTGCGAGGCTCACAGCACTCCAATCTGTTTATCAACGACAACAATAGTTGTTCGTCTTCTCTCCCTTTTGGCACTACCCGTGTCAGGTAGTGTCTGATTTCAGGGAACAGTTGACAGACATGGGAACACAAAGTCAAGCATCCTTTACAAATTAGCCCTGTACGCTGGGGTTATTCTTGGTGAGCGTGCCAGTCTATATGCTTGTCGAGGCGACGGCGAACAGTTTTCATGTCGTCTCGTACTTCAGTCAGAATTTTCATTGACTGGCCGTGTTGCGCGGTGTTCCGTTGGTCAAGACGATGCAGGAACCACATCACCGGCCCGCCGATGAGGGCTACGGCGATGGGTACAAGTATCGCTTCCACGGGTCACTCGTCGTCGGAGTCGCGGTTTGCGATCTTCTTGGCTGCCCCGCCTGCGGCGAGTCCGGTGAGCGCACCGCCGATCGAGAACGACAGCGGGCTGAGAACGTCCATGAACGCGAGATCGAGCGGGGCTGCTTCTTCAGGCTGGTAGACGAAGATGAGGGAGTACAGCATCCCGAGGACGGTGAGTCCGAGAACGCCTGCGAGAGTGAGAATCAAGATAGCCCGGATGCGGGCTTCGATCTCACTTGGGGAGAGTCGTTGACGACGGCGCGGGCTGTTTACGGGGGTCATTGGGGTTCCTGTAATGGTCGGTGCAAGCTGCAAGCAGGCAGGCGGCCGCGACAGCGACGACGAGTCCTACTTGTATCCGCAGATGGTTTGCCACGGGTATAAGTGTACCCTACTTTAGCAGTCTATTTGTCGTCTGTGAGACTGACTCCGAGGTACATCAGGATGGATGCGATGGCGCAGACGACCCCGATGTCGCGGGTTGTGCCGGACAGGGTGATGAGGACGAGGATGAGGCCGGCGAGCATAATCCCGGCCTCTAGGAAGATTCGAAAGTATTTCATGGCTTTTTCCTGTTTGGGGTGATTGCGACGACTCCCATTGTGACAGTTCCGGCTGTGACTGTGCGTCGTGTGCCGACATCTACGGCTGATCCGAGGGGAACATAGGTGTCAAATTGGCCGTCGAACACGTTGATTTCGGTTTCAAACGCTTCACGGATTTCGTCGGGGGCGTTTTGGACGGCTGCGACGACGGCTAGGGCTTCTTCTTCGGTGAGTTCGTCGGGGTTGATGGCATCGAAGATTTCGGCGGCTTGTTCGGGGGTGGCTTCTGCCAGCACTTCTGGGTCGGTGGCTAAGTCGGCCGCCTGTTCGGGCGTTATTTCGTCTGTGAGCGTCTCCAGCGGGTCGGCTGGGGGTTCGGTGGGGTCTGGGGCGGGGAGGCTGTCAGACGGCGTTTCAGAGGGTTCTGGGACGGTTTCGGTGGTTGGCGGGATGGTTGTTTCGGGACTGCTCGTAGGCGGCACGGTAGGCGGGATGGTAGATGTCGTCGTACTCGTCGTCTGCGGGGGTGGGGCAGGCAGGGTCGTCGTTGTTGACGGCTCTGAGGTAGGCGGCACGGTGCTGGTCGATGTCGTAGATGGAAGGGTTGGGGGCCATGTTGTTACCTCGCTGGTTGTTGTGGTTTCCGGCAGGGTACTGGTTGTGCTTGTTGTGGTGGTGGATGGTTCGGTCGTCGTCGTACTGGTCGTGCTAGTTGTCGTCGTTGAGGGTTCTGTGGTTGTGCTGGTGGTGGGCTGGCTGGGGGTGGAGTTTGTGTCAACGACATACGATGTTCCATACCACGCCTCCGGGTTTCCACAGCAAACCCCGGCACGAAGCCGGTATTGCCCCGGCTCGACTGGGACTTGAAGGTACGAGTCCAGCCCGTAGTAATCGTCGTTTTGGGCGATCAGCGTGTTTTCAGAGTTGTACAGCCACAGCATTGAGTCAATCCCGTATTGGATTGCGAATGTGCGTACTGTGAATGTTGATGGTTCGTCAAATGTGAACCAGATGTCGGTCGGGCCGGTGACGGTGACGGTGTCAGCGTGCGCCGGAGATGATGCCCATGTCAGGAACGTGAGGGCTAGGAGGGTGAGGCGAGGGAGATGCCTCACTTCAACCGAACATTTTGGCCCATGTTGCAGGCCCGACAATTCCATCCGACTTCAAACCCTGCTTGGCCTGCCACAAGCGAACAACAGCATCGGTTTTACGACCGAAATCTCCGTCGATCACCGGTTCACCGACGACTGCTTGAACGAGTTTCACCGCGTCACCTTTGCTGCCAAGTTTGATTGGTGTTCCGGGGTATTCAAACTTCAGTCCACCGGCCGGTGCGGGTGCAGGGGCGGGCGTGGGGGCGGGTGCGCCTCCGAGACTGGCGAACGCCTGCTCATAGTAAGCGGGATCGTCGGCATGAGCTGGTGCGATTTCGACGTGGAACCAGTCGCCTCCGGGGGCTGATCCGATGGACGGCTTCTTGTAGGT